AGATAGGCGTGGTTGAATTCGTTGAGCTAGATGAGGATGCACGCCGTCTGCGTGCCAAAGTGCGCTTTGGAAAAGGTGCGCTGGCCTCGGAGGTTTTCAACGATGTGACGGATGGTATTCGTCAGAACATCTCAGTCGGTTATCGCATCGATGGCCGGGTTGAGCGAGAGAACGACCCCGAAGAATATTATCGGGTTAAGACTACTCCAATGGAAATCAGCATCGTTTCAATACCGGCAGATCAGTCAAGTCTGGTCGGCGTTGGTCGGTCTAGTTCCGAAACCTTAAACGCAACCGTCAAGACAAAAGGAGATAAATCTATGTCTGACATCGATCTCGATGCGGTAAGGCAGGAAGCCGCCAAAGCCGCACAAAAAAATGCCAAGGAAATTATGACCTTGGCTCGTAAGCACAACAAGGCCGATATGGGTGAAGACGCCATTGGCAAAGGTCTCTCAATCGATGAGTTTCGTGGCAGCCTGCTGGACGCTATTGAAAATCAGCCTCTTGAGACACCGGCACACGTTGTTGACGCACCTGTTAAGGAACAGCGTCAATATTCACTTGGCAAAATGATCCGCGCTCAGGCAACTGGCGATTGGTCAGATGCCGGTCTGGAACGTGAAATGCATGAAGAAATCCGCAACGCCACAGGTAAGGCATCACGCGGTTTCTATGTTCCTGATTTCGCATTCCGCGCTGGAGCTTTGGCAACAGGTGCAACAGGTGCTGTCGGAGATGAAAACGTGACCGACAACTTTGTCCCAACCGTTCATCGTGGCGATATGTTCATCGAAGCGCTTCGCGCAAAGCAAGTCATGTCAGCACTTGGTGTCACATATATGGGTGGTTTGACCAACCGTATTAAGATGCCAAAGATTTCAACAGGCGCAACTGCTGGTTTTGTTGAAGAGCTTGGCAATGTGTCTGATCAGTCACAAACCGATGGTTCTGTTGATCTCCAGCCACGCACGCTTGGTGCTTATGTTGACATTTCGCGCCTTCTGATGAAGGAAAGCATCCCAGCGATTGATCAAATCGTTCAGGATGATCTCCTTCGCTCAGTCGCTGACCGCATTGAATATCATGCGATCAACGGTTCAGGTGCATCAGGTCAGCCAACAGGTCTATTGAACGCATCAATTGGAAATGTTGACATTTCAGCTGGCACAGACGTTGCCGCTTTGACTTGGGCAGATATCACTGACCTTGTTAAGACTGTTGAGGATGCTAACGGTATCATCAATGCTCAAACACTTGGCTGGTTGTCAAACCCGAAGGTCAAGGCGAAGATGGCGAACACAGTTCGCGTTGCATCAAGCGACAGCGTGATGCTTCTCAATGACCCTTGGAACAACCTGTATGGTCATCGTGCAGAATTCACAAGCAACGTTCCATCGAACCTAAATCCGGGCGATGGCGGCACAGACGCTTCCGCGTTGATCTTCGGTGATTTCTCACAGTTGATTGTTGGTCTGTTTGGTGCGCCAGACATCATGATCGATGAGACAACAGGTGGATTGGCTGGCACAACACGCATCATTTTGCATCAAGATGTTGATGTTGCGGTTCGCAATACAGAGTCATTCGCTAAGACTGACGAAGTCTCAACAGCCTAATTAAATGGGGCGGCTTTAGGGTCGCCCCACTTTCTCAATAGTAGAGGTTTATCATGAAAGTTAAGATCACAGAGAAGTGTTACACCGGAACTAAAGGCAATATGTTCGCGGGTGAAGAACATGAACTTGACGATAGGATCGCAGAGAAGCTGATTGTTCGGGGGCTTGCTGAAGCTGTAAAAGAGCCGAAAAAATCCAAAAAGAAATTCAACCTGTCAAATCGCGCAGTCGATGAGGCAGATGTGGCAACACCAGAGTCAGACTGATGGCAGTTGAGAGCGCAGCAGATCGGGCCATTTTCGTCAATGTTGACGACTTTGGTACTGCTGCGACCTACACCCCAACAGGTGGCGCAGGCTCAGCTATAAATGGCATATTTGACAATGACTTTGTGGAGGTTGATGCTGGTGGCGGTGTTGCCGTTGCCCTGCAACAGCCGAGGTTTCATTGCCGCACGTCTGATGTTTCGAGCGCCGCTGAGGGTGATGCCTTAGTTGTTGGTGGTGTTAATTATACAGTCAGGATCGTTCAAGATGACGGCACTGGCATGACAATGATGGTATTGGAAAAAGACTAAATGGCGCACGTCCGAAAGCAAATCAGAGACGCGATTGTGACTGCGACAACTGGTCTGTCAATCACCGGATCAAACGTATTTCGGAGCCGTATTTATCCGATAGAGCAAACAAAACTGCCCGGCCTTTGTATTTTTACGAAGTCAGAGGCAGTGGAATTTGATACATTGACAATGTCTAGGTCGGTGAACCGAGTTTTAGATGTAACAATTGAGGCGTATGTGTCAGCGACCACCAATTATGACAATACGCTTGATCAAATTGCTGTTGAGGTTGAGGAAGCCTTAGCAGCAGACCCAACGCTAGGTAGCTTGGCTAAGGACACCCAAGTTACAGCGTTTGAAGCGGATTTTAGTGGTGACGGTGAACAGCCGGTTGCCATTGGCCGTTTTACCGTGACGGTGCAATATCGCACCTCAGAGACTGATGTTGAAACTGCCGTTTAAGGAGCAAAATCTATGGCAACATTTAAGGGCAACGATGGCACGGTAAAATCCGGCGCAAACGCCATCGCAGAAATTATCTCATTCTCAGTGGATGAGACCTCAGACACTATTGAAGACACAACTATGGGCGATGCTGCCAAGACTTACGTTGCATCATTCAAAGATGCCACAGCAACTGTGGAAACATACTTTGATGACACAGATACAACTGGTCAAGGCACGTTCACTGTTGGGTCTACTGTGACCTGCAACTTCCAGATGGAAGGTGACACATCAGGCGATCACCTGCTTAGTGGATCTGGCATCATTACAGGCCGGTCAATCGGAGCTGGTGCAGACGGTATGGTTACCGCCTCTTACACAATCCAGATCTCTGGTGGATTAACTGAAGGGACTGTCACCTGATGTCACTTGGCAAGCAGATTGCTGCACGCCGTAATAAGCAGCGCCGCACCATTGAAGCCTCTGGATGGGGTGAAGATGATGCGCCGCTGGTTATTTACGCGGGACCGATCACCGCTGGCGACATAAACAAGCTACAACGTAAACACAAAAATTTTCTCAATGATATGACAATTGACGGTATGGTCGATTTGATAATCATGAAAGCTGAGGATGTAGATGGCACGCGGTTGTTCACGCTTGAGGACAAGGTCTATTTAATGGCTGAGGAGGTTTCCATCATTGCCGATATCGCTGGAAAAATGTTTGGTGATAACGACAGCATCGAGGAAGCTGAAAAAAACTAAGAAGCGATCCGCTAAGGCTTAATGTGATGGCCCTTGCGGATCGGTTGCACAAAACGCAGACAGAGATTGAAGAGTTGACCTTGTCTGAAATCAACGAGTGGTTCGCTTATTTTAAGGTGATTGAAGATGGCAGACACAAATCTTAAAGTAAAAATCAGTGCCGTTGATAAAACAAAAAAGGCATTTAGCTCTGTTGCGGCTGGGTTGAAGTCTGTACAGCGGTCTTTATTTAGTTTTCGCGCTGGTATTGTTGCCGCTGTTGGCGCTACAGGCTTAGGCCTGTTAATAAAATCATCACTCGATAGCGTGGACAAAATCAGCAAGATGTCCCGCACATTGGGCATAGCTGTCCCAGATTTGCGAAAGTTAGAACACGCGGCTGAGTTGTCTGGTGTTCAACTAGACACACTTGCTAGAGGTGTTCGCACCTTGAACAAGGGCGCTTTAGATTTTGTGAAGCGCGGCAGTGGAGAGGCCAAGGACGCATTTGAGGCGCTTGGAATTTCTGCTGATGATTTAAACGGTGTTCTGGGTGATCAGTTCGCCGTTTTGGAATTGATAGCCGATAGATTTGATGGCGTTAAGAACTCGGCTGAGAGGTCTTCAATCGCTCAAGAGCTATTCGGTGGTCGGGCATCTGACTTGTTGATTGTTCTTGAGGAAGGCGGTGAAGGTCTCCGCAAGATGGGTGAGGAGGCTGAGACACTTGGATTGGTCTTATCTACAAAATCAGCACGCGGCGTTGAAGACGCAAATGATGCCTTTACTCGGCTGTTTAGCTTGTTCAAGGGGATCAGAGACACTGTTGTTTCATCCCTTGCGCCTGCATTTCAGCATCTGGCAGACACCGCTAGATCTGCCTTGCTTGATAAGATCGGAAAAGATTTCAAAAGCACAGAGGATTTCGGCAGAGAAATGGCTGTCGGAATTATTCAAGCATTCCAATCAATCGTTGCAGGGTTCAAAAATTTCTATAATGAGTTGGTTGGGGGCATTAACACTCTGCGCCAATCGATATATGACTTAAAGCGATCATTTAGTTTTGAGCAAGAGCAAGAAGATTTTAATGATCAATTATCAAAGATAACCAAACAACTAGAAAGATGGACCGTTACAGCCAGTAACGCAGGCCCAGAGTTTACGAACAGCCTAAAAGAAGCGGCGAAAATATTGAAGCCATTAAGTGATGGCGTTGATCTAACTGCTGATGAAATTAAGGGGATGGCTGACGCTTTAAGAGGCGCAGCTAATGCAGGCTCAGTCGCTACATTACCTCTTGAAAATCTGGCGAATTTAACTGATGAATTGTCGCGCCGCACTAGAAATATGGGCGAAGAATTTGTCGAGATAACCAAGTTAAACATTGATGTAGACAGCTTTTTCTCCAATTTAATAATTAGTCTAAATAACACTTCGGAAAAAACTGACACTGTGACGGAAAGCGTCAAGAGTGCGGGATTATCAATATCCACGTTAACTGATATTTTGTTGACCATTCCCCCATCACTTGAAAAGGTCAATGAAACATTCGACAAGACTTTAATGTCGATGAAGGATGTGAGGCTCAACGGAGTTAACGCTCTGGAGGATGCGCTGGTTTCTGTTGCTGATCGCACCTCAACTGTAAAAGATGCCTTCAAGTCTATGGCAAGATCAATCGTCAGCGATTTGATGCGGATGGCAATACAGCAACAGATAACTGGGCCTATCGCTCAATCATTGGGCTTTAATGTTGCAGGGGCAAAGGCAGTTGGTGGTCCGATGACTGCAAACAGACCTTATCTAGTGGGTGAGCGCGGTCCAGAAATTGTGATCCCTAACAACAACTCGCGTGTCGTCCCAAACCAAGGCATTTCTGGGGGCGGTGTTGTTGTTAATCAAACAATCAACTTGTCCACTGGGGTCCAACAAACTGTTAGAGCCGAGGTAATTCAGATGTTGCCGCAAATTAGCAACGCGGCTAAGGGTGCTGTCTTGGATGCGAGACGGCGCGGTGGATCTTTTGCGGCTGCATTTTAAGGGGTGAAAAATGGCTATATCATATCCACTAGCATTGCCAACCGTTGCTGGTATATCATCGATCAATCTAAGGGCTGTCAACGCTGTATCGATTAGCCAAAGCCCCTTCACATTCAAGCAGCAAGTCATCGCGCATCAAGGCCAGAGATGGGAGGCCGAGGTTACTTTGCCGCCAATGCAAAGGGCTGATGCTGAGACTTGGGTGTCGTTCTTGGTGAGCCTTCAAGGGAGCAGAGGCACGTTTACGATGGGTGACCCTAACGCATCAACAGCGCGTGGTAGCGCCTCCTCAACGCCCGGCACGCCGGTTGTAAATGGAGCAAGCCAGACAGGTCAGTCACTGGACATTGATGGCGTCCCTGCGTCATCTACAGGCTATCTAAAGGCAGGCGATTATATCCAGCTTGGCGGCGGCTCATCGGCTACTTTGCATAAAGTTTTGCAGGACGTCGACAGCGATGGGTCGGGTCGGGCAACGCTTGAATTATGGCCTTATATCAGAATTGCGCCATCAGATGATGCCACGGTCATCGTTGGTAACGCTGTGGGCGCTTTTCGGCTGGCTGGTAACCAGACCGATTGGTCAATAAACAACGCAAGTTTCTATGGCATAACATTTGCCGCTGTTGAGGCGGTGTCCTAATGTCGAGAGATATCGGTGCAGGCATCTTATCAGCTCTCAGCGCAACAGAGATGCAGCCGTTTTTCGGTGTGCAATTACATCTTGACGCCCAGCCTTTATATTTCTGGACAGGCTTGGGTGACTTGGTAACTGGTGGGATTACTTACACTGGAACAGGTCAATTCCTTAGCGTTAGCGAAATGGAAGAGACTGCCGAGATTGCGGCAAAGGGCGCGACAATCACGCTGTCTGGCATCCCAAGCAATTTGATCTCACTCGCCATCTCTGAGCCTTATCAGGGGCGCATATGTAAAATCATGTTTGGTGCGATTGACGCTAATCGTGAATATCTACTGCAAGAAGACGGCAGCTTTGTTTTGCAAGAGGATGGCGGCAGGATTGACATCACAACCGGCGATGTGACGCCTGCTGTTGAGTTGTTCACTGGATACATTGACAGAATGGATATCGATGAAGGTCCAGAAACATCAACCATCGCTATTAGCGTAGAAAGCCGACTGATTGATTTGGAGCGTGCGCGGATCTTTAGGTTCACCGATCAAAGCCAAAAATCACGATATCCTAATGATAGAGGTTTAGAATTCGTTGAGGATTTGCAGGACAAACAGTTTAATTGGGGGCGCGGTTGAAACTGGATGATTGGGACAGTCGATTAGATACTTACATCGAGGAGATGCGTCACAAGCCATTCTCTTGGGGTGGTAATGACTGTTTAGCGCTCGCCAGAGGCGCAATTAAAGCACAGACCGGCGTTGATTTATTTAGGGATTGGGTTGGTAGCTATAAAACTGAATGGGGTTGCCTCTTGAACTACAAGCGTCAACTAAAACGCATTGGCTGCACCGACATTATTGAGGCGGTTGATCAGAGATTACAGCGAGCTGATGTATGGTTGCCGTCAAGAGGCGCGTTGGTTGGCAGGTCAGATGGCCTCGGATCCTCGGTGATGTCTATTGCTTTTGGCGTTGCGATTTCTGACAAGGTTGCATTTTTAGCATATGATGGCTTGGTATTTGAGCCAGTAAAGCATAGCGATATTTTTTGGGGCATATAATGAAAAGGCTTTTGCTTACATCCACCACGTTTTTAACATCGGCGGCTATCATTGCTCTGATGCCTGACCAAGCCCACGCCGCGCCGGTTGTTGTGGGTGCGGCAGTTGGTGCAGCTGCGTCAACTGCTGCCGCTTATTATGCAGGGACTATTGTGGCGTCTGCGGCGCTCAGTTATTTTGCGACATCGTTCATGATCTCTGCTGCCTTGCAGTTAACGATGAATGCCTTGGCCCCCAAGCCGCGCTCCGCTGGCAATGTGCAACCGGGGCAATCAGCCATATTAGTTAGTGGCACATCAGCGATTGCAGATCACCAGATCATCTACGGTCGGACCAAGGTTGGCGGTGTAATCGTTTATAAGGAGGCAACCGACAACAATAAATATCTACACGTTGTGACGGCACTGGCTGGACATGAATGTCAGGAAATCGAAACGGTTTATTTGAATGATGAGGCGCTAACTCTGGATGGTGATGGCGAAGTCACCGCGCCATCGAAATATGCTGGTTATGTGCGTATCAATAAACACTTGGGAAGCACAACTCAGGCCGCTGATCCTGATTTGATTGCTGAGAGCGCGGGTAAATGGACATCCGATCATCGGCTCCAAGGGATTTGTTACGTCTACACGCGCTTGGAATTCAATGCTGATGCGTTCCCTAATGGTGAACCAAACATCACGGCAGTCGTTAAGGGTAAAAAGGTTTACAACCCGAACACCGACACCACGGCTTGGTCCAGCAATGCGGCTCTATGTTTGCGCGATTATTTGACCGCCGAATATGGGTTACGATCAGACAGCGCAGAGATTGACGACACGCTCTTGGTTGCGGCTGCTAATATATGTGATGAAGACGTTGCGCTATCTGGCGGTGGCACTGAGAACCGTTACACCACTAACGGCGCGATAACGACAGGCTCTAAGCCAGCTGAAACACTTGATGCTCTGTTACGCTGTATGGGTGGGATGTTATGGTATGCTCAAGGCAGGTGGCGTGTCAAAGCGGCGGCATATGTTAGCCCGACTGTAGCTCTGGACGAGGATGATCTGCGCTCAAACGTGACTATTCAAACACGGCACTCGCGGCGTGACAATTTCAATATCGTGCGCGGTACATTCAGAGGATCGGAGAGCAACTGGCAATTCAGCGATTTCCCTGAGATTAAATCGTCAACATTTATTGAGGTTGACGGTGGTGATGAGAGCGCAATGGACCTTGAAATGGGCCTAGTTTCATCATCGGCAACAGCCCAGCGGATCGCCAAAATCGCTCTTTTCCAAAACAGAGAGCAGCTGACCATCTCTGGATCATTCGGGATGCGTGCTTTCCAACTGCAAGTCGGTGATGTGGTTAGCTTCACAAACACTCGCGCCGGTTTCAGTGCCAAACCGTTTGAGGTGGTCAATTGGACGTTCTCGCCCGATGCTGGCGGTGAGATGATAGTCAATATGACTTTGCGTGAAACCTCATCAGCGGTCTACGATTGGTCAGCCGAAGAAAGCGCCTTTGAAGCTAACAACACTATTTTGGCTGATCCTTTCGATGTGCCGCCAATAGGATTGAGCGTCAGTAGCGAGGCGCGGATCATTAACGAGCATCTAACAAATGTTATAACGGCATCGGTTACGTCAGACGCACCGGAGCGAGTGGATAACGTTGAGGTGCAGTTTAAGAAATCAAGCGACACCGCGTTTATTTCGGCTGGAACTGGTGACTTGGGTGACTTTGAAGTCATCGATGTGCAGGACGCTGATTATGATGTCAGAGCCAGAGCGATTAATACTTTTGGGATCAAGGGCGATTTTGTTTCGCGCAACAACATAACTGTCGAAGGATTGTCCGATCCACCTGCTGATGTGGATAACTTTAGTTTCAACGTGTCATCGGCTGGCATCCACTTGGAATGGGATGCGGTCCCTGATCTTGATTTGTCGTTTTATCGAGTTAGATACACTCCATCAGAAACCGGCGCAACTTTTGCCAATGCGACCACGGCAGTCAACAAAGTTGCTCGGCCCGGAAACAGTGTCACGGTTCCTCCTCGGTCTGGGACTTACATGATCAAGGCTTATGATAAGTCGGGTAACCAATCGGAAACGGCTTCAAGTGTGGTTATTCGCGCCGAAGATTTAGATGTTTTCGCAACAACTGCAACCCAGACAGAACACACCGCTTTCAGTGGGACCAAGACCGGCTGTAGTGTTGTGAGCAATCGTTTGAGGATCACAGACCCAGAAACAGCTCCATCATCTGCAACGTATGATTTCAGCAACTACATTGACATTTCATCTGTGCGCGTGGCGCGAGTTAATATGGATGTGAAGGTTTTGAGGATTAACGATGCGGCGACTGATACGTTTGACACATTGACCGGCTTGTTTGATGCATTGCCGGGAACATTTGACGACCTAACTGGTGGATCGTCTTTTGCTGACGTTGATGTGATCCAGTTTGTTAGTACAACCGATGATGACCCAGCTGGATCTCCGACTTGGTCTGACTACAAGCGTTTTAAGTCTGGTGACTTTTCTGGACGAGCTTTCAGATTTCGGGTAGAATTGCAATCAACCGCTAATGACATCACACCAGCCATTGAAGAATTATCAGCCAAGGTGAGATATAACTAATGTCTACGCATGATTACGTCATCGACAATCAGACCACACCATCGTTTCGGTCTGATCTTAACAACGCACTAGCAGCTATTGCATCGAACAATAGCAGTGCCTCTGCGCCAACAACGACATATGCAAATATGTGGTGGATGGATACAGCAAACAACTATCTTAAAATCCGCGACAAAAACGATGCCAACTGGATCATTGTTGCAGAGATGGATGTTACAAACAGCCGTGTCAAACTAATATCTGATAGCCTAAAAGCAGCATCAGCGGGTGGAATTGATGTGCTTAATAGTAGTGGCACAAAGATCATCGACTTGGATGTAGCGTCTCAGGCAACGGCAGAGGCGGGAACAAACAACACAGAGCTGATGACACCATTGCGGGTTGCTCAATCAATTGCCGCAAACGCGGTAAGCTATCCACAAGTCATCACAGTAAAGACTAGCGGCAACTACACGATCCCAAGCAACGCGGTTGCTGTTTTAATTCGTGCGTCTGGCGGTGGTGGTGGTGGAACAACGCTTTTCCAATCTGGCGGAGGGTTAGGGGAGAACCTTGGAAGCGATGGCGGCAGTACAACTGTAACCAATTCAACGCTTGGGATCTCAGTGACGGCAACTGGCGGACGGCGAGGCGATTATCTAACCAGTGGAAGTGTCGATGATGTTATATCCGGCTCTACAGGTGGTGATGTCTTGGTTGGTAACGGCGCGGCAGGTGGTAGAAGCAGGGCGGGTCAAGGTGGCAACTTCACTTATGACGGCCCTCCCACCGCCGCAACGTCAGGCAATGTCGTGCAGAAATATGTGACCGGTGACTCTGTTGGTGGTCAGACACTAACCGTTAGCTACGGCGCGGCTGGTTCTGCTGGTGATAGCAATTCAACTGCCGGTCAAGCCGGTTATATAGAAATTACGGTGTGGTGATATGGCTGACAAAAAGATATCAGAATTAGACGCAATTGCAGGATCAGCCACGGCATCGGATGATCTTTTTTTGATTGTGGATAGCAGTGGATCGGTGACTAAAAAGATCAGCCGAGAAGAACTGAACAACGCTATTGAGCAGGATGTGCTTTCAACGGTTGACATAAACGGCGGCACAATCGACAGCACTGTAATCGGCGGCACAACGCCAGCAGCGGGTGATTTCACAACGCTTGGCGCAACAGGAAATATTACTGTTGGCGGCACAGTTGATGGGCGAGACGTTGCAACAGATGGAACAAAATTGGATGGCATTGCGGCTTCGGCAACGGCAAATCCTAACGCAATTGACAATGTGGTTGATGATGTAACACCCCAGCTTGGCGGCAACCTAGACACGAATGGCAACAACATCACCTTCGGCGACAACGACAAGGCCATCTTCGGTGCAGATGGCGAGTTGGAAATATTTAGCAACGGCACAACAGCAGTTATTAGCGAAACTGGTGGCGGTGATTTATATATTAAAGGTGCATCAACACGATTGCTAAACCCAACCCAAGATAAGTCTTACTTTGTTGGTAATGACGGTGGCGCATCAAGAGTCTTTTATAACGGCTCACTAAAACTCGAAACCACCACTAGCGGAATTGACGTGCAGGGCAGTGTGACGTCTGATGGGCTGACGGTTGATGGCAACGTATCAATAGACGGCGGCACGATTAAACTGGACGGCAATTATCCAACAGGCACAAGGGTTGTTGGTGTTGGTGATACAGCACTTGCAAATGTAGACGCTGCCGTTGCAAACATTACTGCTGTAGGTAATGCCGCGTTAAACGCTTTAACTACAGGCAACAATAACACCGCATTTGGTGATAGGGCAGGAACTGCTGTAACAACAGGTACTGATAACACTTTTATCGGTTCTGGAACTGGCATAGCAACAACAACAGCCAGCAACAACACTGCTGTTGGTCACACAGCAATGCTGTCAAACACTACTGGTGCAAGCAATGTTGCTGTTGGTAATGATGCACTTCAATCAAACACAACCGCATCTGACAACACTGCTGTTGGTCTTGCTGCACTGGAAGACAATACCACAGGTGCAAACAACACTGCCGTAGGTCGTACAGCACTTGCTGATAATATTGATGGCAACAATAACACGGCTGTTGGGCGTGACGCATTAAAGATAGCTACTACAGCTTCTAACAATGTGGCGATTGGTTATCAAGCACTTCTCTCCAACACCACCGCATTAAACAACACTGTCGTAGGTTATCGGGCTGGGTATTCTAATACCACAGGTACAGAAAATGTTGCTTTAGGGACAAGCGCACTTTTCTCAAACACCACCGCAAATTACAATGTGGCTGTAGGCCGTAATGCTTTATATAATAATACCATAGGTGCGCAAAACATTGCCATTGGTCGTAATGCACTAGCTGCAAACACCACAGCAGACAACAACACCGCTGTGGGCTATACCGCGCTTACAGCAAACACTACTGGCACAAGAAATGTGGCAACAGGAAGTCTTGCATTAGACGCAAACACAACTGGAAGTTACAACACTTCTATGGGTCATGCGTCAGCAAGTAGTAATATTAACGGCGCATACAATTCCGCATTTGGTGATGCGGCTCTTAACGCTAATACTTCTGGCTCAAACAATACCGCAATAGGTAAGTCTGCTCTTTTCGCAAACACCACCGCATCTAACAATACGGCTGTAGGCTACTTGGCTTTAGCTGCAAACACTACTGGCGTGGGAAACACTGCTTTTGGTATTTATGCTTTAGATGGAAGCACAACAGCCAATTATAGCACTGCTATTGGTTTTGAGGCTCTTAGCGGTGCTAATACTGGTTCAAATACAGCAGTTGGCAAACAGGCTTTGCTAGTAAATACATCAGGCACTTCTAATACGGCAGTCGGTAGAGAAACACTTCTCAATAATACTACTGGCAGTTATAACGCCACTCTTGGTGCATATGCTCTTGAGGAAAATACTACTGGGTCAAACAACACGGCTATTGGCGACCAAGCACTTGAGGCTAGCACTACGGCAACTTCAAA